TATTGAATAATGGAAAGAGGAGAATCTCGTGGCTAAATCGCTTCTAGCAGTCAAAAGCACCAAGACTCGTAGGAAGTCTCTCTCAGAGACCTACCTAATCAACAGGAAATATATGGGAGATGAACCAGAAGGTCCTGTCTCTAGCGATTCTGACTTTGGAAAGCGCCTGAACTGGTACCACTACATGTGTGACAAAGAGGACGCACGCCAGTACCTCAAGGACTGGTTGATTGCACAGAAAATGACTGGAGTTCTTTTCAAGAAGATTGATTCTATCCCTGACGCTTGGATTCCTTTTGGTTCTGCTTGGAGGGCTCGTATTGCTTCTCATGGCACTCAGCTAACACTTGAGCAGAACAATAAGATTCTTGCTGATATCAAGTATGGTATCGCTAAGGGTGCTAAAGAACCGGTCTCAGACAAGGCAGAAGGTCCTTCTATACAAGATCGAGTCAAAGAACGGGTCTCAGCGATCATTGCAGACATTGAGGAAATGATTGATTCTGATGTTACAATCATCAACCTCTATGAGTGGTTGCAGAAGAATTCTATTCCTGCTGCTCATGTTCCCAAGATCATTGCCTACTACAAACCCCTAGAGACCGAGTACGAGGCGGCGCTAGGCGGTGACAAGGAGGTTCTAGAGGGGTATGCTCGGTACACCAAGGCTCAGCTCAAAGTCAAGCACAACCGCGTCAAGAAGATGATTGAGGACGCAGAGAAGTACGCTGGAGTCACCAAGAAGCTCCGCAAGCCTCGAGTGACGAAGGCTCCCAGCACTGCTAAGATCCTGCAGCACTTCAAGTTCCAGAAGGAGTCCAACGAGCACAAGATCGCTTCGGTCTCTGCTTCGTCAATCCTAGGAGCTCAGGAGCTGTGGACCTTCAACTCAAAGTACAAGATTCTTTCGGTATTTGTCGCTAAGGATCGAGGAGGGCTCGGCGTCAACCGTCAAGCAATCACCAACTTTGATGAGAAGGCTTCGAAGTCAATGCGGATCGGTCGAAAGACCGATGAGCAACTCAAGAAAGTCGTGTCTGGTGGAAAGATCATTCTTCGCAAGCTAGCAACAGAGATGGATCTCCCTATCACTGCACGACTCAATGAAGCAACGGTACTGTTGAAAGCAACCAAGGCTTTTTAGCCTTGGTTGTGTTTTTCATAAATAATTGTATCCGTTAATATCATAGAAAGAAAAATATGACAGAAAACGTAGTACAATTTCCCAACATGACAGAAGAAACTTTTCCTTCGACACAAGAAGAAGCGCAGGAAAGATTAGAAGAAATTAGAACAGAATATTGTGATGCCGTAGCAGAAGATGCTTTTGATGTTGTTATGCAAGTGCTATACTCCTACAACATGTACCCAAAAACTGATGAAGCCAAAATCAAAGATGTAGTTTTTCTAGAAGAAGCAATTAAGTCTGTTGTCTATAGGTACAAAAACTTATTTCATTCTTTTCAAGAAATATCAGAAAATACAATTTCGATTACTCCTGAAGCACAGCAAGAACTAGATAGCATGAAGAAAAAAGAAAAAATAACGGTTGATTGATTATGAATAACTCTATATATTGAATATATAGATTAACTGTGGAACTGTAAACATGATTATCGTAGACTTCAACCAAGTGATGATATCCAATCTAATGGCACAACTTGGTAACCATACAAACATACCTTTAGACGAAGGCCTATTCAGGCATATGGTCATCAATTCTATCAGGAACTACAAGTTGAAGTTCTCTGAAGAATATGGTGAAATTGTAATTGCTTGTGATGATAGGAACTATTGGCGCAAGCAGATCTATCCTTACTACAAGGCAAACCGAAAGAAAACTCGTGACAAGTCAGAGCTTGACTGGACATTGATCTTCGAATCTTTCAATAAGATTCGTTCTGAACTGCGAGAATATTTTCCCTATAGGGTTATTCAGATTGAATCTGCAGAAGCAGATGATATCATTGCGACTTTGGTTCATGATATTATCCCTAAAGAAAATAATTTTTTAATTTTATCAGGTGATAAAGATTTCATTCAGTTGCATAAGTATGACAACGTGAAACAGTATGATCCTGTACGTAAGAAATGGATCACTCATGACAATCCTGAGCATTATCTCTTTGAGCATATCATGAGAGGCGATTCCGGTGACGGCATTCCTAATGTTCTTTCTGATGATGATGTCTTTGTTGTTGATGGCAAACGTCAGAAACCTCTCACTCAAAAGAAAATTGACGCTGATTGGATTTCTAAAGAAATGTTATGCACAAGAAATTTCTTGAGAAACCAACAGATCATTGATCTATCCTTCATACCTATTAATATTCAAGAAGCAATTATTGATAAATATAATGCAGAAGCAGGTAAAGATAGATCTAAGTTGTTTAACTACTTTATCGAATATAAACTAAAACACATGATGGAAAATATAGGTGATTTCTAATGGCTAAAATGGCAATGAGTGAACTTCTTAAGCGTTGTTCTGAGTTTGAAAAGAAAAAAGAAAAAGTATTTGCACTTCAAGAAAACTGTGATGAAGCTACAAAAAAGGTTCTGCAGTTAATGTTCCACCCAGAAGTAAAGTTTGCGCTTCCTGAAGGAAAGCCTCCTTTTAAGTATTCTCAGTTTAATGAGCACAACATGCTCTATTCTGAAGTACGCCGTCTTTATCTTTTCATGGAAGGTGCTCCTGGCACAGAAAATTTGACTCCCCTTAAGAGAGAAAGCATGTTCATTGGGTTGCTAGAAACAGTAACACCTGATGATGCTGATTTGCTTCTTGCAATGAAAGAAAAAATTAGTCCTTATCCTGGGTTGACCAAAGAAGTCGTTGTTGCAGCGTTTCCGGAGTTATTTCCTGCATGACTAAAGGTACTAAATCCCAAAATCTTGTTTTTAATAGCAAAAATAAAGTTTCTAGGAATTATCAATATGAAGAAGAGGAAATCTCTTTTAAAGAAGTAAAAAGAGAAAAAAACCAAAAAAAGTATAAGAATTATCAAAATGTCTTGAGAGCAAAGAATATAGATGCTCTCCTTGACTATGAGGAAGAATAATGATCGTTATTACAAACGATGTAATTTGGTTTGCTATTTGCTATACTTCTCTGATCGCTGCTATAGCGTTATTCTATAATTACACTGGATATCGTAGCGGAATAGCTGATTGTATAGAAACACTAAAAAAATATGAACCTGAAGCAATCGAAAGAGCTTCAAACAAGATCAAACTAAAGGCACAGGAAAATGACTGATACAGAAGAAAAAAAAATGCTATGGTATGCTAATGCCATAGGCAATACCTTGGATGAATATTTTAGCCCTAAACATACTAATCCTGCATTGGAAACTATTGTAGAACAAGATATGCGTGCCATGGGCTATGATCCTACTAGTTCGCAAGATGTAAAAGAATATTGGAAATCAAAGGGCATCAATGCCTAATTATACCTTTTACAATAAGGAATTAGAAGAAGAGACAATTATCTCTATGCCAATGGCAGAACTTGATTCTTTTCTTCTAAATAATTCCCACTTGCAACAAGTGATGACTGCAACTGCGCTTGCAGACCCTACTCGTCTAGGCATGAAAAAGCCTGACAATGGATTTAGAGATGTTTTAAAAAGAGTAAAGAAAGCAAGTGGGAGAAATAATACCGTAAATACTTGGTAAAATCTCACACAAACAAGGATAAAAAATGGAACGAGTCTCACGCGCCGAGAAAAGAAAAAAGAAACACCAACAGCGTAATGGAGAAACCCAATATAATCAAGAACAACCAAAACAAAGATTTATCCTGAAAGACATAGAACCTATAACAAAAAACCAAGAGATAGTTTTTAGAGATTTTAGCATTGGCAAGAATTTACTTATTCACGGATTGCCTGGCACAGGTAAATCATTTATTTCTCTTTACCTAGCACTATCAGAAATTGAAAATTACCAAACCTATAAAAACATCACTATAATTAGATCAGTAGTTCCTTCTAGAGATATGGGATTCCTTCCTGGTTCTATTATTGAAAAATCAAAAATATACGAACTTCCATATATGGCAATTTGCAATGAACTATATGGTCGTGGTGATTCATATGATATACTCAAAAACAAAAAAATTATTGATTTTCAAACATCTTCCTTCCTCAGGGGGTTGACATTAGATCACAGTATCATTATAATAGATGAGTGTCAAAACATGACATTTCAAGAATTGTCAACAATCATTACTCGTACAGGTAGCAGTTCAAGAGTTATCTTCTGTGGTGATTATAGACAAACAGATTTGAAATATAGCGATGAGAAATCAGGTATCTTTCACTTCATGGATATCTTGAATAACATGACTAAGTATTTTTCATGCGTTGAATTCGAAACAGAAGATATTGTAAGATCAGGACTTGTGAAAGATTTCATTATTAAGAAAATGTATCTTGAAAACAAAAAATATGAAAAGATGAATGTAGTAAATGTTTCCGATAGCAGTAATAAAACAACCAAAGATCTTCAACCATCTTACTAGAGATTTTATATTTGAAGAACTAGAACAAATCAACTCTGACACCGGCAGAACATATAAAACTCCTGCCGGTGTTATTTACCCTTCAGTCACTACAGTTATTGGCGATGAGTCAAAGCAAAGCATTTCTGAATGGCGTAAGCGAATTGGTGACGAGGAAGCAGATCGAATCTCAAAGAAAGCAACGACTCGTGGAACTCGTATCCATGAAATGTGTGAATATTACGTAGATAACAAACCGCTTATCAAGAAAGATTTTTCTTATTCTGATATTGAAATGTTCACTCAGATAAAGAATACGCTTGATGAGCATGTAGACAATATTCATATGCAAGAGGAACGTCTTTATTCTAAATTCCTTGAACTTGCAGGAACAGTTGATCTTGTTGCAGAATACGATGGTAAACTCTCTATCATTGACTTCAAGACATCTACTAAGATAAAAGATGTGAAGTATATCAAGGGTTACTTGATGCAAGCATCTGCTTACGCTATCATGTACGAAGAGCTTACAGAAATTCCCGTGAGTCAAACTGTTATCATTATTGCAGTTGATGATGAACTTGCACCACAAATCTTTATTCAAAAAAGAGATGATTGGGTAGGTCCTTTGCTTGATACTAGACAAAAATATAAGGCAAAATACGGGATATAACGGTTGACATTTAAACCGTTTATTGTTATAAATAATATGCTTAGGTTGTTGAGGCGTAAAGAATAGATGATTTGGACTCGGGGGCAGTACCCGACGCCTCCACCATAAGCACAAGCGTCCTGCGAGAGAGTTGCTTTAGGGTAGGACGACAGGGAATAGAACAGCAACTAATACCTGTTTTCACTTGTGCTTATGATGGGGGCGATATAGGTTCGACAGATCGTGGTAAAGGTACGAAGAGACCAAAAGCAAACGTTAGATGCAAACGATAATGCACTCATTGAGACTCGCCTAGCGGCTTAAGTTTCACGGGTATGAGCTCCACCTCGGAACAGAAAGGGCTCACTAATTTTCTTACTAGGATCATGATATGAAAATTAATAATATGAAATCTTCTACTGAATTTATTATGGAAATAGAATCACTAGTCAAAGAAAAAAACATTGAGTATATTGAAGCAATCATTCTTTATTGCGAAAAAAACAATATCGAAGTAGAAACTGTTGCTTCTATCATCAAACAAAATCAAGCAATAAAATTTAAAGTACAGAATGAAGCAGAAACTCTTAAGATGGTAAAATTTAATCCATCGGCGAGATTACCTATATAAATAACATGTCAAAGTAATGCTTGACAAATAAAACAACATACGCTAATATAAAACATAACATACATCGTTATACAACATGGAGAAATATAATGGCTACATCTTTTGATTCCCTTAAGGAAATGCGTAAGTCCTCATTCGACAAGCTCAATGCAGAACTCGCAAAGTTAAATCAATCAACAAACAACAATTCTGATAATGAAGACAACTTCTGGAAGCCAGATGTTGATAAGGCAGGCAATGGCTATGCAGTCATTCGTTTCCTTCCTGCACCTTCAGGTGAAGATGTTCCTTTTGTTCGTATCTGGGATCATGGATTTCAGGGACCTGGTGGTTGGTATATTGAAAAGTCACTTACGACTTTTGGTCAGCCCGATCCTGTTTCTGAATACAATTCTAAGCTCTGGGCAACAGGCATGGAATCAAACAAGGATTTGGTTCGCAAGCAGAAGCGTCGTCTTTCATACTTCTCGAACATCTTGGTCGTAAAGGATCCTACTCGTCCTGATAACGAAGGCAAGGTATTCCTGTATAAGTATGGCAAGAAGATCTTTGACAAGTTGAATGAGTCGATGAATCCTCAGTTCTCTGATGAGAAGGCAATCAACCCATTTGATTTCTGGGAAGGTGCAAACTTCAAGTTGAAGATTCGTCAGGTTGAAGGTTATCGTAACTATGATAAGTCAGAGTTTGATAGTCAGTCGCCTGTAAGCAATCTTGATGAGGATCTTGAGCGCATTTGGAAGATGGAACATTCATTGCAGGAATTGCTCGACAAGAAGCACTTCAAGTCCTACGAGGATCTTAAGAAGCGTCTTGAGAAAGCAATTGGTGTTGCTAGTTCAGCGCCTGTAATGAGCAATCCTGTTACTGCTCCTGAGGCAGCGCCTGAGCCTACATTTAAGCAAACAGCGGCGCCTACTGCAACTACAGCAGCAGCACCGTGGGATGATGAGGACGAGGATCTTTCATTCTTCAAGAAACTCGCTAAGGATTAATTGTGGGCTCCCCAAACATTGGGGAACATAATTCGATCAAATGGACTAGCAATTCGACTTGGACTACCTGCACCTCCTCCGGAACCCCCTGAGGAGGTGTTATTGTTTGTCACAACATTGTTTACTGTGTCCCCGCCATTGAGAACAATAGGTGCTTGATTTTGTGCTTGTCCACTTTGTTCTAATTTAGAAAGTTTTTCACCATTAGGTCCTGTAGATTCAATGTTCTTGGCGTTCATAGCAGCTTTTATGCCTTCTGGAGTATCAACACCAGCTTTACCTGCAGCAATATCTGCTTTTACGTCAATATTCGGATGATTCATCCCAAATTCTAGATCATCAGGATCTACTCTGTGTTTAGCAGCAAGATCTTGTATCCATTTAGAAGCCCTAGAAGCTTTTGGTACATCTTTAGCATCATCTTCATTTATAGCTAATTGTTTTGCTTTTTCTTCAACAGAAATTTTTGGACGAGTTTGTTCTGCTTTTATTTCTTTTTTTCTTTCAATACGTGATGCTGAATCCCCATTATCATTTGGTTTAGATTCAACGCTTGGTATAGGAGTTTCATTAGTTGGTGTAGGAAAATCATCTTCTGTTCTATTCATAGCAACATTCATTGCTGATTTATAATCACCTTGTTTAACAGCTTCATTCATTTGTTCTTGTTGAGCTTTAAATATAGGTGATGCTTCTATATCTTTTTTATTTTTCTTATTCAATTCATTAAATAGCGCCATTGCTCTTTCTGGATCGCCATCAGCAACATATTGTTGCATTCTCATATATTCTGATTTGCTAACTTTTAATGAATCATTACCATAATGAACATCATATTCATCAGTACCAAATATTCCACCTGATTTTCTTATACCAAGTATATGTGCAATATCCATAGATTTTTCATCTTCTACGCCTTCTACATTCGTACCCTGTTTTTCTTTCATAGTATTACCCATGAAGGATCCAGTTTGTAATCCTTGTTTAGATAAAAGGCCTCCTAAAAATTCACTACCAAAAGATGATTTATTTGATACAATACCTTCAGATGATTTTCGTTCTATTCTTTTTCCTGCTTTTTCATACTCAGTTTTAATATCAGGTCCAGAATAATTTCCCATTGCATCATAAGTTGGTGTTTCAACAGCTGATGAATAATCTTCATCCCTATTAGTAGATTTCAATTCCATATTTGATTTAGCACTAATTGCATTAGTTGCCATCATAAAGGCATTTGGATCTTTGCTTTCAACTTCACCACGTAGTATTTTATTAGCTTCGTTATAACTGATGCCTTTTTCTTTCATCAGTTTCATAACGTTTTCAGGCAAGTTTTGAGCTTCTAATGATCCGCTAGTCCCACGATTAAATTCTGGAACAGCTTCATCAAACTTTTGTTTAGCATAATTTACAGCACCAATTGAAAAAGTATCTTGAGGTTCATTCATTCTCTTTTCAATAGCTTCTTTACTTGAACCTTTTGAAAATGTATCTTGAGGTTCATTCATTTTCTTTTCAAGAGCTTCTTTGTCTGATAAAACTGGTTCAGGTGCAGGTTGCGGTTCTACTTTGCCTTTAGGAGTTCCGTCTGCATTCCATCCACTAGCATACTTTGAATCCCATACTTGTGCTTGCATAGGATTTGATGGGCGAGGTTTTTGATGACCTGCAGGTATTTCATCATATTGTTCGCCATTATCTTGTGCTTTTTGTTGAGCAATTTTTTTCTGTTCAGCAGCAGTTTTTTCAGCATATTTTTTTTGTTCTTCTTCAGTTTGCATACCAGCAAGACCCGGGACTGCTTCACCTAATGCTCTTCCGCCATATGCACCCAATAACCCGCCACCAATACCTCCTACAACACCACCAATAGCAGTTCCTATAACAGGAACAACAGATCCCAATGCTGCACCTGCCATTGCACCTGTTGATGCTCCAGCTAAAGCACCACTGGCACCTCCTATTCCACCTGTTACTGCTTTTGTTTTTAAAACATCGGCATCATTTTTAGTTATTTCACCTTTTTTTAATTTTTCATCTACTTCATTATACTGTTGATATGATTGATATCCTTCAGCAGCTACAGTTAAAGGAGTTGCAACCTTACCTAAAATTTTTCCTGCTGCTCCTGTACCTAGCAATCCACCTGCTACAGCTCCTCCACCTGCCATTATAGAATCAGCATTATCACCTAATAATTCTTTAGCTTTTTCTTGTTGTTCAGGAGACATCAATCCATAAGCTGCACCGCCTAATAATGCGCCGGCTCCTAAACCACCTGCAACTTTAAGTCCTCTACGTAGCAGAGAAGGTTTTCCTGCAGAAGTTTTAGCATTAGGTGTTTTGCCATTTTTATCTTTACTAGAAAAATCTGGTAATAGATCAGTTAAATTGAATCCTCCTTCATTATCAGATGAAGGTGCAGCAGGTCCTACTGATGGCACGGATACATTTGATGGAGCAGTTTGGGATGTTGTTTGTGATTGTTGTCTCTTTTGTTCTTGCAGAGCATCAACAATTGCGTTCATAGTTTTTTCTAAACGACCAAACAATTCTGAATTGTCTTCGATAGATTTTTCATTTAATCTTATTAAACTTTTAAGATTTGTATTTTGTTCTTTAGATTCTTTTAATATTTGTTTTATATTATCAGAATCTCTAGTAGATTCATTCACAGGTCCTTCAGATTTAGCAATAGTAGAAGAAAGCGAACCTTTCATTTGAGAAGCAATTTCTGCTTTGCGAGCTTGTTTAGCCTCATCTAATCCTGCTTGAGCTTGTTCTATAGCTTTAGGATTTTTTGAGTTCTTAAGAATTTCCTTAAGAATATCTGATTGGTCTTTAGCCATTATGCTTTGCCTTTAATTCTTCTATATATTGGATGATCATATCAACATAGATATCTCGCTCAAAAGGATACATATTTTCTATCTCAGTCAATGAATATTTATGATGATGCATCAAAGAAAAATTAGTTTTATAGTAGACCGGTATACTAGAATATCCGATCAGAAGATAAAAAAATCCTTTAACCCACGCAACACAACTTCTTCAGTTGAACCGTCCTTATACTTTACTGTTTGTTTATGTTCTAGAACAGGCATTGTGTCAAAGAAAGTTTTAATTTTTTCAATACACTCTCTTGGCAATGAAAAGATAAATTCTTCAATTTCTTCTTTAGTAAATTCATCATATACTTTAGTATCATCAAATACTGTATCAATAGAATTGATGAAAAGATCAAAAAAATCATTATCTGTATTTGTTTTTTCTAAATTTGTCATGTCTTCAAAAGTAGGATAATTCATTGATACGCCAATATTATCATATACAATGAATTTTCTTTCATGCTTAGGATCAAATTTAATTTCTACAGAATTCAAATCAATAACAAAAGGAGTTACTTCTGTTCCTTTTCTATAATTCAATTCAATAGTAGAATCAACAGATCTTGCTCTTAGTTTAATAAAGATATATTCGATATCAAACAAAGCTAATTTGTTCACATCAACGCCATCGACACAGCAATTATTGATGATTTGTTTCAATACATCAATTGATTCTGAAAGGTTATCATTGTCTTTCACAAACAAAAGAAGTTTTTCTTCTTTAACTGTGTATGGTCTAAAGTTTAATGCTTTTTTAGTAGAAGGTATTGTGATCTTGAATACCGGATGCGTTATCTTAGGTAATGCCATTTCATTGACTCCATATTATATAATTGATTAAGGTGTTGGTACTTGCGGTGCAATAGCAGCAAGATTATTTCTAAGTGATGGGAAGATCATTCCTTTAGGAATTTCAGGTGAATTATAAGGTAAGAAATCAGAATGCCATAAGTTGTAAGCAAACGTCACTGATAGTTTGCTTACTTGATCATTCATTTCCCATGCTAATGAAAGGTCACCTAGATTAGATGGCCATGCATGATCTAAAGTATAAACAACAATGTTTCTATTTTCTGCAGTAGGTTTAACAATATAAATTAAAATTTGTCCTTCATATTCTTTAGGCCATGCAAATTCATAATAATTTAAATTAGTACCATCAGATGATTTTCGAATATCTCTTGAAAAGTTAACAATATTTCCCATCCATTTTTGAAAATATTCTAATACTTTACCTTGATTGTCAACAAAGAAATCTAAACGAATAGCACCGGGAACATAATCAGTTGGTCTGTTTTCAGGATTGCCATAACCTAATGGTCTTACTGCAACAGAATCTAAATGCATACCAGGAAGCGTAGTTGCATCACACAGCAACTCAATGTCTTTATTATATTCAGCAGAAGATGCTCCCATAAAATTAGGAGGTGTTATTCTTACGAAAAAATGAGATGGTTTATGGAGTCCATTATACTTGTTAATAGCTCCTAAAATTTCAGTTACATTAAATGACATTTATCTTCTTCCTGCTATGGTGTCCATGCTATCTTTAAATACTTTATTCTTATTAACAGTAAATCTTTCAAGTGGTAAGAATAAAGCGATATCCCATTCTGCAGAAGGAACAAGAAGAAAACGAGTTTTCATTTGCGACTTCAAATATTTCTTAACACAAGGTTCAAAATATTTATACTTAGCAGAAGAATTTAAAAGATCATATGAAATTCTTAAGCGTGTTTTCTCATCAAAGTTTTTGTTTGTTGTAATTGAATATAAAGCATCCATTAAACGTGCTCTATATTGAAGTGGCAAGTAGTGAAGATTGATTCCCATGAAATGGTCTGATGAAACATGAAAAGGAAAGATCAATGGAAAACGGTCATAGTATGGCAACGTGTCTTTATGCTTTGCATCATAAGCAAACAAGTACATGAACCCAGGCAATATTGCTGCTCTTTGCTGTTCAGGATGTTTGTTTATTAAACTAACTGTATTAATGTTTCTTACAGCAGATGCCTTTTCTCTATACCAATCTCTAGAATCAACGAATCCGGGTCTCATCATCCCAGAACGACCTTTATTAACTAAATCTGTAAATATTGGCATATTAGACGCCTATTTCTTTTTCAGTAAAAATTTTGAACTTCCATCCACGATCCGCACAAAACTCTTGTGCCGCTTTCCATTTCGCAAGGTTTATTCCGTAAGTCATAACTTCCTTAAGGTATCTTCTAGGATGCTTTGGATTGTTAACAGGTTCTTTTGTTTGTACCATGGGCTTGACTTCGATCATCAATATATTTATGTTGCCATTTGCTTCTTTTAACTTAACAACAAAATCTGGGAAGTAACGATGGAGTTTTCTATCCTTTGGTGAACGATATGGTATGATGATTTCTTCGGATGACCATTCAAGAACAGCATCTGTAGAATCAAAATAACGCATAAGCCTAAGTTCCCATGAACTTCTATAAATAATCTTTGTGGGATCACCTTTATATTTCTGTGGGTTTTTTGGTCTAAAAGGACCTTTGTATGCCATGTTTGATTTCACCATAAATAGATTACAAGATATTTATTAGGAAAAAAATATGGCTCTCGGCGGGTTAGATACCTCAAATATAAATTATCTAGAAGATGATGCTGGGTTTAAAACTAGAATAAACATCTATAAGTATCAACGTCCTAGACCTGGCGCAAAATTATTAGTGACGCCACAAGTATATTTGACATTGCCTTTTCCTATGCAGATGCCTGAAGATCATTATAGTATGCAGATTGGTCAAGCAAATCTAGGTGAAATCGGAAACTTGACTGGCGGCAATCCTTCAAGCGAATCTTTATCTCAATTAGAACAAACACTAAAAGAAAGATTAGGAACAAATAGTACTGCAGGAACAGCAGCAGCTGCATTGGGATTGGCTGCTGCAGGTGCATCTCCTATGATAGCAGATTTAACTGGAGCATTAGCTTTGTTAAAAGGTAAGGGAGGTTCTGCAGTTGCAATTGCTGCACTCCAAGGAGCAATGCAACAAGCATCTAAAACTGCACAAGCAACTTTAGGTGTAGTAAGAAATCCTCATACTGCACTTTTATTCAATGGTGTTGATCTTAGAACATTTACATTTACTTGGAAACTTTCGCCTCGTAGTCAAGATCAATCAAAAAATTTAGATAGAATAATAAACTCAATAAAGCGTGCTATGCATCCAAATATTACACTTGGCGGATTTGCTCTTGATTATCCTAATCTTTTTACTGTTGAATTTGAAAATGATAAAGAAGGTATCATAGAATTAGGATATAGTTTTTGTTCTGATTTTAGAATAAATCCTACACCTTCAGGACAAGTTTTCTACAAGAACGGATATCCTTCTATTGTTGAAATGTCAATGACTCTTAAAGAATTTCAAATTAAAACTGCAGAAAATTTTACCTATAAGTATGGCGGGCAAAATGAAAGTGATGCTAGATTGAATAGAATGGATTAATAGAAATGGCATTTTTTTATAACTTTCAAACTATCAGTTATTTCAATAAAGATGCAAGAAATATAATTGCAAAAGCAGCACTCATTCCTGAAGTGTTTAAACATTTGGAAGCATTCTATCCATATGTTATTAAAGAAAATGAAAGACCTGATATTATTGCTTTCAAAGAATATGGGGATGAGTCATTAGATTGGGTCATATATTTTTCTAATAATATAACAGATCCTTTCTTTGATTGGCCTTTGAATACTGAAGATCTTAAACGTCATTTAGAAAAAAAATATGATAAATCTGTCTATGAGTTACAGAGTCAAATAAGCCATTATAAGTATACTGGCATAACAAATGAGACTCAAGAAGACATTGATAGAAAATCATGGTTGATGTCTACGGCAACTCATGCACTTATTGATGATACTTCAGGATGGTCACCAGTATATCTTTATGACTATGAGCAAGAACTAAATGATGCTAAACGTTCTATCAAATTATTAAATAGTATATATATTCCTCAATTGAAAAAAGAAATAAAGAAAATATTTAATAATGAACAGCTCTAGTAATCCATTTAATGCAAAATTAGAAGATGTAGTAATTACTAAATTTGATGGTTCTGACAGAATGTCATTGATGCCGCAAATTGCAGAATTTACTCTATATCAATCTATATTTTCTCCGTTACTCACAGCAGACATTGTGTTTGTTGATGGCATCGGATTAATGAATAACTATCCATTATCAGGTGAAGAAAAAATTGAAGTAGAAATTATTCAATCAGGTGAAGAAGTTGCAGGGACTGGTCAAAAAGATTTTACTAGATTATTGACTTTTGTTATTTTAGCAATTAAAGAAATATCTGTTGATGATGATGGAAGAAATATGACTTTCATCATGGAACTTATTTCTTATGATGCTTTCATCAATGCTAAAACTCGTGTATCTCATGCATATAATGAGAACATAGAAACAATGATAAAGAAAGTATATGATGATTATATCATCAAGAATAGAAATGATCCTAAACCAAAAACATTAAAAATATTTGAAGATACACAAAAGGTTCGTAAGTTAGTAATACCTAATATTAAACCTTTCGATGCTATCTCTTGGTTATGTAAATATGCTATTTCGAAAGAACCTGAAAAGTATTATACTCATATGTTCTATGAGACAATAGAAAATTATACTTTTAAAGCATTGCAGAAATTAACTTTTAGAGATAAAGAAGACAGAGATGCTATTGATGCTGCTTCTAAAGAAAAATTTATCTATGTAGGTGATATTTCTTTGGTTAGAAATAATCCTGCTGCATTGAAAGCTTTAGAAGAAAAAGGATATTCAGATTCTCGTATCATCAATGATCTTAAGATCAATAAAAGATATTCTTCATTTGAAAAGATACTAGGTGGGTATTTTGAAAATGAATTAGTAGAAATTAATATGCTTAAGAATGATTATAAGATCACTCGTAAAGAACTGCAATATGCAGATCAAACTTTTAATACTATTAATCCCATGAAGGGTTATAATACTTCAAAGTATATTGAAGACATTAAAGACGAGTTTACTGAACCTGAAACATCTGCAAGAATACGTTATTTAATTAATAACTATGATGATGAGAATCAACCATCATTTAGAGATAAGTTTGGTCGTTCTGCTATGTCTTTTCTAGCATATCAACAATTAGATATCTCTATTGCAATTAATACAAATCTTTTAATGCGTGTCGGTGATTTGTTGTATATTGAATTACCTGAATTTCATGGATTCAATTTGAATGATGCAGACAAATATCTTTCAGGTTATTATGTAGTTTCAGAAATTAAAACTGTAATGAGACAGGGCGGATTCAGCGCAAGTTACGTAAGAATCAATCGAGATTCATTTACAAATAATTTAGAAAAGAAACATAGTTTTGCATTTTCTGAACCCGAACCTAATAAAGCACCTACTGTTGGACAAAACTAATGCTTTTAGATGATTTATATGGATCACAACAATATAGATGGTTCGTCGGCATCGTAAAAGAAATAGTCGATAACGATAGAGTAAAAGTTCGTATCTTTGGCATCCATAGAATAGATGACACCACAAACGTTTCTGATGGCGATTTACCTATAGCAATGGTTGTTTATCCTACAAACAGTTCAGGTGGCAATCATGCGCTTACTCCGGGCAAATGGGTTGTTGGATTCTTTGCAGACGGTGATGATTGTCAACAACCTATAGTTACAGGTGTTATTAAAGGTGGTGTTGGTGCTAGTGAAAACTCATTAAATAGTAATGGAGCAACTACACCAGGTGCGCCGGGTTCTGCTACTGATACTGGTGCAGATGGACAAACTACAGCTGCACCTTCTGACCTCAAAGGAAATAGTAATCTACAAAAAGCATATAACTTCCTATATGAAAAGATTCAAACATCTGGAAAATCAGGTGGAAGTATTCATATTCAAGCTAGCGCTTTAGTTGCAGCTATCAATGCAGAATCTAGCGGCAATCCTAGAGCAGCACATATGGATTCCAATAATTGGCCTTCAAAAGGTATTTGTCAATGGAACAAAGAACGTTTATGGAAACTAGAACGTAGACACGGCGAAGCAAGTTCACAACAAGATAAAAATACAAGACCTCTTAATTGTACTTTAGAACAGCAATTAGCATACCTATGGGATGAATTAAATAGTAATGAAAAATCTGCATATAATAGATTACTTGCAGCTGCAAATCCATCAGATGCAACAGATGCAATGGTTGCTTTCGAAAGACCTTATGGTGTATGGAAAAGAGGCGGCGGGGTCGATAGAGGGCATCCGGAATATAGCAATCGTTTAAGAAAAACTATGGCAGCGATGTCTTCATTTAAATATGAGGGTAGATGATATGAATCAGGCTAGTGCATCAAAAATAGCAAAAGCAAAAAATTTATATTTTAAAACTACTAATACACCAAGAGGAACAAAATTAAATTTGAGTTCTCTTGGAGGAAATTATGTAATAGATATTGATGGAACTGTATATGAGATATCTGAAGCAAGCGGTGAATCTGCTGCAATTACTGTAGTTGGCGGAATAGATACGTTTGTTAATGAAAAACAATATAGACCTTATGTTACATATCTTACTCAAAGACAAAAGATGATAATATATAGTATATTAAAAGAATTAGCACAAAATACAATCAAGGCAGAATTATCTGCAGGTGATAATACTATGTTGGAAAGTTTAATTAAAAGTGTTTATCGTAATTATTGTGGATAACATAAATGACTGAATTTAATTTAAATAATAAAGAATCAAAAGAAATTACTAATCCTGAAGGCGTAGGTCTTGGTCCAGGATCTTCTGAAATACAGCATCCAACACCACCCATTCCTACTTTTGAAGTATCAGTAAAAGAAGCAGCAGTACATCAATCAGATGTTCAAAAAACATTTACCGGACCTTTTGCAGGAACAGGATCTGGATCGGGTCTTACTCCTAGTGCAGAAGATAGTCATGGGTTCAGTACACCTACAGGAAATAAAATTCAAATAAATGGCACACCCGGTGCAGAAACAATTGAAATAGTACATCATACAGGTTCAGCAATAATGATTGATGCTGATGGTGCTATTTTCTTGATGCCTTCGGGACTTAAAGGTTTTGGTTTAAATGCTTCACGCGGAGATGGTATTATAGCAGCAAATCAACGTGTTATAATTAAAGGTAATTCAGGTATTACTGTTGAAACAGAAGGCAATTTAGAATTCAATGTTGGTGGGCATCTATATATGGATGTTGGCGGAGATTATGTTCTTAATGTTGATGGCGCAACTACATTTTCATCTGATGGCACATTAAACTTTGAAGCAACTAAAGATCTTGTTGAAACTGTTGGTGGCATAAAAAGAACAACCATTGCAGGTGATTTAAGAACACAGGTAGCAGGACAAAATCGTTTTGATAGCGGCGGCAATTTCGAAGTTAGAACTAATGGTGATTTAAAACTTGATACTCAAAAAGGTGTTGATATTAGAGCAAAAGAATCATCTACATTTGAAGTTGATACTAATAGTTTAAATCTTTTAGCTAAAGAAAATGTAAATCTTTCTGCACAAAAATCAATCTATACAGTATCAAAAGAAGATACTACTCTTGAATCTGATCAGAATCTTGCTTTTAGAACAAAAGGCAATTCTGTTATGAGTTGCCCTGGCGATTTTTATATGGACGTACAAGGTACTTTAGATATTAAAGGATCTAGTGCTTCTATTAGCGGCACGAATGATGTAAATGTTTATTCTGCTAATGTCAATTTAAATGCGACTTCAAACTTTAATATTAAAGGTGCGACTACAAAATTACAAGGAACGTCAACTGCGTATATTATTTCTCCTTCTATTCATTTAGATGGTTCTACAGAAATTCATACATCTACACCTTTAATTAGAGCAAAGCCAGGTCAAACATCTACTAATACTGGAGATAGTCCTGCATCTGCTACAGCTCCTACTGGGCCTGCTGCAATTGAAGTAACAGATCCTCGTGCGCCACCTTCAATTGTTTCTCCAAAAAAAGCAGAATTTCCTACTGCAAAAGAAGTTCTCGATACTATGACTTCAGAAGTAGAAGCACCTGATTTTCCTTTGAACGCAAAAAAGATGAATGCTGAAGAAATGTCTCGTTATGAAAACGAAGGAGGATCACCTAATCCTAGAGCAAAGGCAAGAGCTCAACCAAATCAGGGTGCAGGATCTCCTACAACTATGGGAGATTCAGCAGGAAGTATTCCTGATTCTTCAAATCAAACTTATGATGGATCAAACAATAATCAAGTTGGTGAAAAAAATCCTTTTCCTATTCCTTCATCAGTTCAAAACAACAATGATAAACTTTCTCGTCTTGTCACTGTTGGTATGTTGCCTGGGTTGATGAGATGTGGTGCAACAAATAATGGATTAAATAGAGCACAAATTTTGCATAATGCTTCACATCTCGCATATAATGTTCTTGATCCTGTTCTCCGTCAATTTGGAGGAAAAATTAGAATTACTGATTATCTTCGTATTGGTTCTGGCGGATCAAGACATTATTCTGGATTGGCAGTTGATATGGCATCGTCAGCAAGAAACTTTGCAGAAACTGCTGAAATGGCAAAATGGATAAGAGAAAATGTTGCTTTTGATAGATTATTTTTAGAAGCAAATCATGCAGGAACAGTTCATATACATTGTGAAGCAGCACCAGTAGGACAACGAGGTGCAAGAACAGTATGGACATGTTCTGATCCAAAATGTCAATCTAGAACAGATGGATTACAATTAGCATATGCTGTGCAAGGACTCAAAAGAATGGGGTTAGCGTAATATGGCAGATTCAACCGTAAATCAAGCAGCAATAGATGCACATAATGTTGAATTAGATTTCACAAAATATCCTGAAACAGGAGTTCCTACTGTTGTAGAACCTACACCTGATATAGGACCGGTTGCATCTGAATATCAATATTCAAATGATTTAGGAACAGTTCAAACATTTGATTCTGCAGGAAATGCAGAACCTAAAAATGTTGATACTGAAGCAGCAGCAAAAAACAATTATGAAAATGCATTTCCTAATGGCGATATACCACAACCTCCTAGAAGACCTGCTGAGGAATCAAATGGAGGATCTCAAACTGTTTTAGGTCCTGATGATATTGCTAAAAAACAAAAAGGATATCTTCAGGAAAAAGGATTTGCCGGCGATCAATCATTAACTAATGAAGATGTTGCATTTAATAAAGCAGTTGATATGGCAGCAGGACTTACAGCCTTAGCAAGAAGTATTGCTGCTATAACTGCAAAACTAAGTCGTCAAAGATCTAAAGTAAATGATTATTTCTTATATGATCCTGAAAAGGAATTGCTGCAAGCAAAGGCAAGACAGTTTGCTTCACTTGGCATCGTTCCTTATGATGTTTTAGAAGATTTTCTTTATATTCTTATTACTGTAGATAATCCTTTAGATATGAATCATATTGCATGTGTAGTCGGTATTAGAGAATTAGAAAACCCTAACATTCTTAGAGAACCATTTCAAATTCTCAATTTAAAAAACCTATATAAGATTGGATATCTTGCTAATGCTGTTGCATCAATAAACTTTCAATATAGTACAAAATATTATGCATTAGCAGCAATGGATCACAATTCTAGTCCATATAGCACACTACAAAATCTCGCACAGGTATCTGGTAATTATAATAATATTCCTGGTGGTTTAAATAGAGCACTTTCAACAGCAGCAGCTATTAGTGGCGCTGTTAATCTTGCAGGTGCAGCAACTATGGTCGGAGGAAATCTTCTCAATGCAGCATTAGGACAGTTTCCTGTTGTCAACATAGTAACAAATCAAATAAAAGATATTATAAAAGATATTACAACTACAGTAGGTTTGACTTCATTATTTCCTGCATTGCCTTCTTTACCAAATACTGCATTAGGTAAAATTGCGTATCAAGCAGCAATAAGTCAATTACCTACGATTGCAGGTAACTTTTCAAACATTACTACAAACATCAATAGCACAATATCTGCTATGAGTGTTTCTGGTGTTGCGAGCATGATGCCTATTATGGGACAGCTATCATCACTAACAAGAACAATCCGTGATATTCAAAACATAACTAATAACATTTCAAGTATTGCAAATATTGCTACAACTGCTGCTAAAAAATTCGACGTTTCTAATAGCATGATAAAGATTGCTACACAAGGAGCAAGTTTACTTTCCGCAGCAAACGGAATCATGAGTGCGCTTGGTGCATTAAGTAGTCCTGGCAATATTGGATTAGCTGCAGGTATGCAATTAGCTAAATTAGGTGGCACTGCTCCATCAGGTATCATAACTGAATTAACATTAGGACAAAGAATACCTCCATCTGTTTTATATAAAAACCCACAACTAAATCCTCCATCATATCAAGGAAAAGCTTTCTTTGGCGAATTTCAAGGTGCTCATGGTGCAATGGATCAATTATTTTGTAAAAGAATAGGTGCATTTCCATCTAATGCATCTGGATCAGGAACATCTTCATTTGGTTTACAGAACTTTGCTTCTATGGGAGGTGCAACATCATTAGTTAATATGGTATCACGAGTCCTGATTGGTGCAAATATAGCACCAACATCAGGTCCTCTTGCAGATGCAATAAATCAAAAAACTGCTAATCTTTGTAATATATTGAATGTCCCAACTAATTCTGTATTAGAAGCAAGACGTTCTGATCATTCTATTCCCTTTATGATTGCCATGGCAAGCGTTATCGTTGATGATACTGTTAGCCCATTTCCAACAAATGTTCATAATGATGGATGGAAATTAGCAGCATCTGTAGGAAATGAAGTTCAAAGATATAATCCTGCTTATCTTTCTGTTTGTTCTACTTCATTATAAATACTAGTATGACAATAAAAACTCTACGCCAAGAAGCAAGATATAAAGATTTTTATGTTAACTTTGACACCCATCCGGTTCGCAAGGATCTCTATGTATTGGAAGATACGGACTCGATAAAACAAGCAATTAAAAATATAATATTTACTGATCCCGGTGAGCGTTTTTTTGCACCTTATTTTGGTGGCGGAATAAGAGCATCTCTCTTTGAAAATATGGATTTAAATACTGCTTATTATATTAAAAAACAAGTAGAAATATCAATTACAAATTTTGAACCAAGAGCACAGCTAATTCAAGTAGTTGTAACTCCTAAAGAAGATCAAAATGCTTATGCTATAACGATTGTTTTTTCTACAATAAATAATCCTGAACCAATCATTTTCAATACCATGCTAACTAGAGTAAGATAATAAATGGCTAGTAATACTGGATTCTTATCAACTACGGAGTTAGATTTTAATTCAATTAAATCTAATTTGATTACTTATCTAAAATCACAAGATAGGTTTTCAGATTACAATTTTGAAGCATCTAACTTTCAAGTATTATTAGATGTTCTTTCCTATAATACATATTTAAATTCATTTTACTTGAATATGGTGGGATCAGAAATGTTTCTTGATACTGCACAACTAAGAGAATCTGCAGTATCACATTCTAAAGAATTGAATTATCTTCCTCGTTCAAAAACTTCTGCAGTTGCTTATATTGATATCACAGTAGATCCTGGTAGCAAAACTCCTGCATATATTACTATACCTAAAAATTATACATTTACTACAAGTATAAGCGGAACAACATTATATTATTCTGTTCCTGATGATATCATCATTAGACCTATTAATGGATCATATATTTCTTCAAATACTGCAATATACGAAGGATCTATAGTAACCGAATATTTCAATGTTGTTGCAAATAGCAACATATACAATTTGCAATCAGATAATATTGATACTCGTTCAGTTTCTGTATATGTCTATGAATCTTCTACAAGCACCATATCACATACTTATGAAGTTGCAGAATCTTTATTTGGATTGACTCCTACATCTAATTCTTATTTCATTCAAGGATATGGCGACAACAAATATCAAATTTATTTTGGTAATGATGTTACAGCTAGAAAATTATCTCAAGGAAATATTATTAAAGTTACTTATAGAGATACATTAGGTGAATTAGGAAACGGCGCTTACATTTTCAAAAAAGGAAGTGCTTTTTATGATGTTGATGCCAATCAGTATACAAATATTTCAGTGGCAACTGTAAAAGCAGCCACTGAAGGTTCTGAAAGAGAAAATATTGATTCTATAAAATTTAATGCACCACGTTATTTTCCTACACAAGGTAGAACTATAACATCTCAAGATTATGTTGCTATAGTAAAAGCTAAATTTCCACAACTACAAGCAGTCAACGCATATGGAGGTGAAGAATTAAATCCACCTCAATATGGAAGAGTGGGTATTGCAGTAAAACCATATGGAACTATAGGTTTGATTTCTGATTCTTTGAAAGTAAATATTGTAAATTATCTCAAATTAAAAAATCTCACAACCGAACCAATCATCATTGATCCTGAATTTTTTTACATTGACATTAAGTCTACAATAAATTATAATTCATCAATAACATCTAAAAGTTCAGCACAATTAAAAGCTTTAGCAGAAAATGCAATATTAAATTATGGAAATTTAAATCTTACTGAATTTGGATCAGATCTTCGTTATTCAAAATTTGTTTCTAGTATTGATAATTCAGATGATGCTATAGTAAGTAATGAAACTAAACTTCGTCTTATTAAAAGATGGATTCCTACTTTTAATATTAAAAGCACTCTTTCATTTTCATTTGATAATGAATTGTTCCATGAAGCAATTTCTTACGCAATACCACAAGGACATGAGCAAGTAATTGTTTCTGATACTTTTACATATACTAGTAATGATATAGATTATCTATCTTATATAGGGGATGATGGTCAAGGTGCTTTAAATGTTTATACTTATCAAATTATTAATGGCGTAAGTACTAGAACAGCAATCGCATCTGATATAGGTACTGTTAATTATATTACTGGTGAAATTTTAATTTCTACTACAGTCAAATCATATATTGGAAACTATATACAGATATACGCTTTGCCAAAAGGTAAAGATTTATATTCAATTAAAAATAAATTTTTAATAATAGAATCAACAAATATTTCATTAACAATGAATGACATAGCAAAAGCATAATGTTACCAACACCAGAATATATTTCAACATTTATAGAACAACAGTTTCCTGCTTTCTATCGTGAAGAAGGTCCTAAATTCATTGAGTTTGTAAAAGCTTATTATGAATGGATGGAATCTGAAGGAAAGCAAACAAATAAAACTAGAAATTTGTTTTCTACTAGAGATATTGATTTAACCGCTGATGCTTTTGTAGAAGAGTTTAAGAGAAAATATTTAACTGGCGTTCCTAAAGAAATTGCTGGTGATAAGCGATTTCTACAAAAACATATTCTTGATCTTTATAGATCAAAGGGTTCTCTTGATGGATTGAAGCTTCTTTTTAGATTGCTTTACAATGAAGAAATTAATGTTTATATTCCATCATATGATATGCTCAAGCCTTCTCATGGAAACTGGATTGAGAAAAAATATTTAGAAATATCATATACAGATTACAATTATAATTTTAATAATAAATTAATTACCGGCAGTACTTCAGGTGCAACTGCGTTCGTAGAATCATTTGAAAGAACATTTGGTAATAATAGAATTATTAATATTTTTTATATAAGTCATATTCAAGGTATTTTTATTGTCGATGAAAAAGTAACTTATGAAGGATTAGAAGCGAGAAACGCACCTAAAATTTTAGGATCTCCTGTATCTATAACAATAACAGCTTCTGTTCCTGATAATGCAGATGGAGATATATTGATTCCTTCTTCAGGAAATGGTGCTGGAATTGGATTAAAAACTTCTGTATCTAATACAATTAATGCAGGTACTTCTAATGCGACTGTTATATTTAAAGTAGTAAATGGTGGATCAGGATATACTACCAACCCAACAATAACAGTTTCTGCAGGATCTAATTCTACTGGAACGGGTGCTATATTTACAGGTGTAACACTTAAAGATACCACATCGTTTGTATATTCTACATCATTGCTAAATTATGCTGCATACTATCCTATTACAGAAATATGTAATTCTAATACCGGTATTAACAATACTTTAGATTTCATCACTACAGCTAATACTAATAATTTTGCGAATAATGATAGAATTCTTTATACTACATCTGCGGGCAATACTGCTATTACAGGATTGACTAATAATACTTCTTATTGGATTGTTTCTGCTAATACATTAGGATTTAAATTGTCTGCGACCCGTGGTGGTTCAAATATAAACATAACAGCATCAACTACTACAACATCAAATGGACATAATTTTTATAAAGATCAAGTTGTTAGATTTAATGCTTTAACTGATGTTGCAAATACAACTGAATTTATTTCTATTTCAAACAATTTATTTGCTAATGGCGATCATGTAAGATATCTAGTTGAAGCAGGTAATACTGCTATATCAGGATTAGCAAATAATACTATCTATTATGTTGTAAATGCTAATACATCGGGATTTAAAGTTGCTACAGATTATGCAGGAGCAGCTATAAATCTTACTGCAGGTATATCAGAATATGGACATACATTTGCTGCAATAAATGTTTCTAGTTATCCATTAAATTCTACATCATACGGTCCCTCATTAAACAATTCATCTCTTTCGACAATCCTCAATCAAGGAATAACCTTTGTTACTACAACAATAGGAACTATTGATACACTAACAGGAATCAATCCAGGTTTAGGATATGATGGATATGTTAGCGTATCAGTTGTAGATCCGTTAATATCTAGTTATGGTACACCTGATGTAAATGGAAATGGCATTTTAGGTATCAATGCTGTTATTAATGGTAATGTTGTTATTGGTACAGGATTGGTTGATACTGTAAGAATTTTAAATTCAGGTTTAGGCTATTATACTAAAAATGAAAATATTCAGTTATACAATAGTACTCAAGCAAATACAAGTAAACTTTCAAAAGCAACTATCAATTTAGGTGGCGTAGGATCACAAGAAGGTTTTTGGTCTGATACTCGCGGATTCCTTGATAGCAATAAGTTTATTCAAGATTCATATTACTATCAAGAATATTCATATGATATAAGATCATCAAAAGCATTAGACAAGTATAAAAAAATACTTAAAGATTTATTTCATCCTGCAGGTAATGAATTATTTGGACATTCATTACTTCAAGCTATTGATGATACACAACAAAGTAAAATCAATAATAGTGCAACAGTATATAGAATACTAGAATCAGAACTTGCAAGTTCTGCAAACTTCAATGCTAGATATGGAGTTTCTAATACTGGAGAATATATAACAGTTACAGGTACTAATGAATTTGTTGATGGTGATTATGTTTTATATTATCAAGATACAGCTAATGCTGAAAGTTTCAATGCTAATACTGGCGTATCAAATAATATAATAACAACGGCTAATACTAATGGATTAGCTAATGGTGATCGTCTTCAGTATTTAGTAGATACAGGCAATACAGTATTATCTGGTTTAGCTTATAATGGAAAATATTATGTAATTAATGCTACGTCATCTTCATTACAGTTATCAGCTACTGTTAGCGGATCGCCTATAAATATAGCATCAGGATTTACTGAAACCGGTCATAATCTTTATCAATTGTTACCTTCTATTGGCGGATTAGCAAACAATTCAAAATATTATGTTATTAATTCTAATACTACAACATTCCAACTTTCAAATTCTCTCGGCGGACCCGCAATAAATATAACATCAGTTTCTATAGAAACAGGCCATCATTTTGCTACTGCAGTTCCTGCATCTGGGAATACAGTATTCATTCTTAATATTTCGAGGTTAACATAGCATGTCTTATACCTTTACGTCAGGACAAATTTTAACAGCAGCAGATTTGACTGCCGTAATTGCCCAAACTGCAACAACAGCAACTAATGCGTCTACGTTATCTACAGGAACTGTTGTAGAAACTGTTTTGCCCTATCGTATGAACCAAAATGTTACGACTACAAGTAATGTTACTTTTGCTAATGTCATAATCACAGGTAACTTGACGGTACAGGGTGTCACAACATCAATCAATACTGCAAACTTAGATATTACAGATCTAAACATAACTGTTGGTAAAAACGCTGCAAATAGTTTGCAAGCAAATGGCGGCGGATTAACTGTTGCTGGAGCAAACGCTCAATTCTATTATAATGATACATCGAATAATATGATACTTAATCTTCCTATCAGCATTGGAAATGCTACAGGAAATGCGACTCTTTCTAGCACCAATTTAAATATCAATAGTGTTTTCATTGCAAACAATACTGGTGCATATCATACAGGAACTGTTAATGCAGCATCACATACAGTTGGAATAACATTTACTGCTAATGCTACATTAGTTAATGCTGCTGCTATTAATATCACAGGTCAAGTAAACACTGCTACATTATATGCAACAACATCTGCTAATATAGGCACAGCTGTTATTGCTAATGCTACTGGTGTGTATACCACAGGAACTGTTAATGCTACGTCCCATACAACAACAAATTCTGTTGTAAATAATTCTCAAATCTCTATTGGTACTGTTAATGCTACTTCTAATGGTGTAGTTGCAAATACAACAGCGATATTAATTGGAAATAGTACAGTAAATGTAACTATCAATTCAACATCTTTTTCTGGTCAAATATCAACTGCAAATAATGCATCATATTTAGGAACGGTTGCTGCTGCTTCATATGTACAGAATACAGATTCAAGAACATTATCTGGTAACTTAAATTTTACAGGTGCTAATAATACTTTTGGCACTATGTTTACAATAGGTGCAGTTCCTGGTGCTGTTGGTAATAGTGTGAGTGCTAATTCTACAACAATATTAATTGGAAACAGTAGTGTAAGTGCGACTCTTAATTCTACAGCATTTTCTGGGCAAATATTAAGTGCAAATAATGCATCATATTTAGGAACAGTTGCTGCTGCTTCATATGTTCAGAACACTGATAGCAGAACTCTAAGTGGTAATTTAAACTTCACTGGTGCCAATAATACTTTTGCAGGACTTAATGTTGGAAACTCTACAGTCAATGTAGCTATAACTGCTGGCAATTTAAATGTTAATGGTGCCTTTATTGCAAACAATTTAGGTGCTTATCATACGGGTACAATAAATGCTGCATCTCATACAGTCGGAACAACATTTACTGCTAATGCTACACTCGTTAATGCCGCGGCAATAAACATTACTGGGCAAGTAAATACAGCTACCCTTTATGCAACTACTTCCGCTAATATAGGCACAGCTGTTATTGCTAATGCTACTGGTGTGTATACTACAGGTACTGTTAATGCTGCATCACACACAGTCGGAACAACATTTACTGCTAATGCTACATTAGTTAATGCTGCTGCTATTAATATTACAGGTCAAGTAAACACTGCTACATTATATGCAACAACATCTGCTAATATTGGTGCTAATGTTCAAGCAAACACGACTGCATTGTTTATTGGCAACTCTACTGTAAACTCAACTATCTCTGCTGGCAATCTAAATGTCAATGGCGCATTTATTGCAAACAATTCTGGCGCATATCATTCAGGCACAATTAATGCTGCATCACATACGACAACAAATTCTGTTGTAAACACGTCTCAAATTTCAATTGGTACTGTTAACACAACAGCAACAGGTTTTGTTGCTAATACTACAGCAATTTTAATGGGTAATAGCACAGTAAATGCAACTGTCAATTCGACAATATTTACTGGCACATCTTTAACTTCAAATAATGCATCTTATCTTGGAACAGTTGCTGCTGCATCATATGTTCAAAACACTGACAGCAGAACATTAAGTGGCAACTTAAACTTTACTGGTGTCAATAATTATTTCACTAATATCTATGTTGGTGCTAACGTAATTGCAAATACTTCAGCATTGCTTATCGGAAATTCTACTGTAAATGCAACAGTCAATTCAACAGTATTTTCTGGTACATCATTAACAGCAAATAATGCAACTTATCTAGGTGGAACTGTTTCTAGCGGATATCAGACAACAGCAGGA